AAGTCTGCCAGTCTTAATTGCTTGTACTCCTTCTTCTGGAGTTAATATACCTAACTCGATAAGTCTATTGAATATTCGTGAATATTGTACATCATCTTTAAGATTAACTTCTTCAAAAGCTGGTTGAGGGAAGTTTTTAAATCCTAGATCTTTACTAATTCTTCTAATCTCTGGAACTAAAAATTCATTAATAAATACTTCACGAGCTTGTTTTAGTCTTTCAATAAAGACTTGAACTTTAATACTTTGATTAGCAAATTTTTCACTTCCAATAAGAATATTATTTAATCCAATTTGAATATCTCTATCTACAACTTCATATTTTTCTGGGCCAATTAAATTACCAATATCTGGAATTACAAATTCCGCTTTAGTTGTATAATCCGCTATCAATACTCTTCCTACGCTTTGATTCTCAAATAGCGCTTGCATTGCTTGTAGATTCTTTTGATTTACTCCGCCTTTTTCTGGCTCTGCGCCCATGGTAACTAAAAGAATAGCTTGTTGAGTAGTTCTCGTAACTGCCATATCCATCTTTTTCATTTCTAATTTCCAATTAATATCATCAAGAACAGGAAATCCCATAGGGATTGAAAGTGGCTCGTAATCTTGTTTCTTATAAAATACTGCTCCTAATTTTTTGGGGTCCAAAGGCACAAGTATATAAGTATTTGATTTATTTTTTATTTGTTGTCTTGTTTTTTCTGGAAGAGATTCTAGAACTTCTACATCTTCATCAGTCTTTGGATCTCTTAATCTTTCTAATTCATAATCACTTAGCAATTTATAATAAATATTAAAAGAATAATTTACAGCGCCACCAACATAGACATCTGCTGGATTTAAAATTGTATATCTTGCTGGAATTTTAATATTATTTTTAGCTGCATTTGAAAAATCTATCTTCGATCCAAAAACTTGAACGATCTTAAGAAGTTCATCTAAACCGAGTTCAGTATCAAATCTGTAAGTAAAAACATTTCCACTTCTGTAATATTCTCTAAAGAATTGATCTTGAAAACTAGCAAGATTAATTTTTCTAAAATAGGCTTCGAAGAATTCTCTGGATTTTTTACTTCCTCCAGTTAAATATATTGGACTCGCAGAAAACTCTGTCATCAAATCAATTGTATTTCTAAATATTCCTACATTATAGTAAGCTTTTTGACAAAGCACTATGGCATCTCTGGCATCTAAAGTAGACAGATTTTGAATATTTGGGCTGTATCTAAAAGGAATAATACCACGATCTATATTTATAAATCTATTAGTTCTTTCTATATCTGCGGCTGCATTTCTTCTAATAGATGTCGAAGCTCTTACTTCAGAGGCAGTTATCTTTTTGCCACTTGATGCATCTGATACCATTAATGGTGTTGTTTCTGAAGCATTTACTACTTCTATCTTTTTATTCTTTTTGCTCATTTTAACAGTATATTATAAATATTTACACTTATTTTATCATTATTGGGGAAAAAGTCGAAGATATCTGCTCTTTTGGCTGCATCATTAAGTCATTATAACATTTTAAGCCCCAGTTGGCTAACATAAATGCAGAATAATTGTCTTTTCTGGCTTTATTAGCTGACGCGCTTCTTTTAAGATGTTGGGGCAAATCAAAGGATTGAGTGCCTCTGCTAGTGGCAGAATGTTCGATCAATACACACTGCTTTTTTGTTTGATATATAAAATCATCTTGATGTTCTATAAAATCTAACATTTCCCAATCTTTTTTATCTTCAGTTTTTAATAATTCCATAGGCAACTTTAAACTAAATTGAGAATTAAAAAAATCATCAGATGCAGAGGTTTTGCTAGAAAACCAAATTTTTTTATAATCAATACATGCTTGTAAATATTCATTTGCTCTTCTAATAAAATTACTTGTAAATACTTGATTAAAACAAATTTTTTTATTTTCTAAATTATATTGATTTTTAGCCTTTCGTATCATCTGATTGTATTCTTCTCCTTCTAAGTCTGAATCAAAATCAAAACAATTAATTTCTAATTTATTATTTTTAAAAAGCTCAGATTGATTTGCTGCAGCTAGAAATACGTCTGCTCCAGCATTATCAATAATAATTAATTGAATATTAAAATTAGTCATTAGATAATAAAAATAATTTACGTGATTTTTAAGATTACCCAATCCCGCGTAAGTATGAACCAATGTACCTTGCTTGGTTTCTTCATCGATTTCTAAAACTGCCATCGCAAAATAATCCGCATTTGGGCTATCGCTCATATTAGGATCAATTCCTAATATGTATTTTTTCTTTGGATCTCCCTTAAGTAAGGTATGTGGAGACTCTCCATTTTTTATTGTACATTCTTCCATTTTTTTTGCATTAAAATAGCTATCACTGCCGTCTGTAAATCTGGCGCAATATTCTCTTAGAAAACTGCTATGACTTGCTCCTCCCGCTTGCGCTTCCTCGATGATTGTCTTATCGATCATTTCTTCGGGAAGAGCTTCGTAACTTAATTGACTAACAAAATAAGTAGCCTCACCTTTCTCTTGGCTATAAATTTTCTCAGACCATTCCATATAAGTTTTATATAAATTTTCAAAAGTATAGCTTGCAGAAGAAAGAGCAATCATTCTACTTGTATTTTCGAAAACCATTCTATCGGACTCTTTCATTAATCCTTCTGAAATTAATTTATCTTCAAATTCTCTAATTTCCATTCTTTCTTTCATATTTTGCGGAGCAACCAAGAATGGCATTAATACATTCTTAATAATTTCTTCTGGTAATAATAAAAACTCATCAAGAACAAGCACGTTTGCTCGAAAGCCTCGTATCTTTTCTCCGTTAAGTGGTATTGCTACGATACTCCCTCCATTAATTTGCCATTCAAATTGATCATTTCTTTTAGCTTTAGCTCCAAAACATTGAGATAAAAGTTCTGCGCCTTTACTATTAACAATTTTTTCTAAATTATTAAATATAAATCTTGCTGTACGAAAAGTTGGCCCAGCAATTAATATTTTAGTATTTGGCTCAAATATACATTGTAAAAAACAAAATACTGCCGCTATAAATGATTTACCGCAACCACGACCAAAAACGCATAAACTAAAATTTCTATTAAGAAGGGCTTTTAAATGAAGCTCTTGATATGAAGCTAATTTTACTCCACTAATTAATTCTGTCGTAAATCCAATATTGGCTCTTAAAAATTTAGCAAGTGATATCTTTGCTTCTTTATCATTAAGAATTCCTTTTAGAGAAGAAAGTTCTAAATTTGTATCAGTAATAGATTTAATATATTTTTCTGGGCAGTATATCATAAAATTTTCATATCATATGCCAATTGTAAATCTATTTTTTTATAAAAACATTTACTGGCAAATATGGCTTCTATTAATCTTGTCATCTCTTTTCTGCCTTCTACAAAAAGAAACTGCAAATTATCATAATTTTGTAAGAGCTCTCGTACATTATGAAATATATATTCTGGTGTGGCTTTTATCTTTTTACTTATATGAGGTAAGTATTGAAAACTTAAAGCATTAGATAAAAGTTCTTCAATCATAACAATAATATAAGAGTTATTTTTCTTTGCTTTATCAATCTCATTTTTAAAACGATCAATATTTTTAATGCTTAACGTACTAATAAAATCGCTTAGGCTTTTTCTTTCTATAAAGCATCCGCAATTCTCGTTTGAACATGTATAATCTCCAAATGAAAGAGTTTTAATTTCAAAAGGAGTATTAAATTTTAACCAACTCTGCTCCCTTGTGTCAACATAGATTATATCTTTTTGACTAAGTTTACTTTTAAAGTTATCCTTGATAAGATTTGGATGTATAAATTTATTTTCTAAACCTAAAGAAGAGCATAGGTCATAATAATTTTGAAATATTTTATTATAGAAAACTATAGAGGGCGCCATAATTGTTCTTAATTCTACTTGAGTCGGAGCATAAGTGAGATTCTTTTCCTCTTTCCTTTTTGCTAAAAGTCTTTTACAATATTCTTGTGAAATTTCTATGGGCTGTTCTTTAAGCCATTTCTTCATATTATTTTTATCATTAAAATCACTGTTAAAATACTGCTCTTTACTTTTAAAGTTTATAACTTCTCCAGTAAGTAAATCTTTCCTAGGATAATATTGATGATAATATTTTTCTTTATTTAAACCATATCCGCGCAAGGCAAGATGAAGACTTTTTTCATCTTTAAATTCCTTGCCATCTACTTTGCATATAACGCTCATCCATTTAATATCTCATCCTTTGAGATTCCTAAAATCTTGCATTTTATTTCATTCATGGAAGAAAGCCTTTCAATTTCATTAGATAAACTTTGTTTTCTTAGCTCTGCCATTTTAAGTAATTTAGCTCTACTTTCTTCTTCTTTCCACATTTCTACTAAGTTAAGTATGCTTGCTGTCTCTTTTACTTGTTTGCTAAGTCTATCGCTTCTTTTTACTTTTAATTCATTTAAAAGTTTTTGTTGACG